CGAGCTTTTACCGTGTCAACGGGTTGTGTCCTCCTTCATTCCCAGAGCGTAAATGGAAGATTATACTCTGGAACCTACCACACACTACGTACTCGCCAAGGGGTCTCATTTAATTGACTCACTCCACCTTCGTCCTGCCAAAGAAGGTCAAGCCAACAGCGAGGATGTACTGCCTTCCAACTTCAAGGATCCCAACCTTTGCGAAATCGCTAAATATGGGGGGTACTCCACGTACTCGTCTAACTCGAACACCGATCCTCATGTTCGAGAGACTTTAAAACTTTACTCTCGTGAGATTTACGAGGATATCCGTGGTTACACTCGTCGACCCCAAGGAACTCCAGGCATGTACGGTGCCCTAGCTAAGTTCGGGGGAGAGCGTAACACATTCGATGATTTGTCTGTGTCACAACAGGCTAGCATGCGGCGTGCAATCGCCCAGGCTAAAAAGGCTTTCAAACTACCTTACAAGCGTGAACCGCTTGACTGGCACGAGGTCGGGCAATTTCTGAGACGTGATACGTCTGCAGGCTCGACCTTCATGGGTCAGAAGAAAGGGGATGTGATGGAAGAGATCTACCATGAAGCAAGATGGTTAGGTCATCGGATGAAACAGGATGGACGTGAATCTTTCGATCCTACCAGGATGCGGTTCCCTCCGTGCCTGGCGGGCCAGCGTGGCGGAATGTCATCAATTGACGATCCGAAAACGCGGCTCGTGTGGATTTACCCTGCAGAGATGTTGGTAGTCGAGGGGTTCTACGCCCCCTTGATGTATCGTGACTTTATGAGCGATCCAAATTCACCAATGTTGAACGGGAAGAGTGCGCAGCGGCTGTACACCGAATGGTGCTGCAATCTAAGGGAAGGGGAAACACTATATGGTCTTGACTTCAGTTCTTTTGATACCAAAGTGCCTGCTTGGTTGATTCGTGTTGCGTTTGACATCTTACGTCAAAACATCGAGTTTTCAACCTTTCAGGGTAAACCTGTTGGTAAGCAAGACGCCCAAAAGTGGCGGAACGTGTGGGATGCCATGGTGTGGTATTTCATAAATACACCCATTCTTATGCCGGACGGACGTATGTTCCGAAAATTCCGGGGTGTGCCTTCCGGATCTTGGTGGACGCAAATGATTGATTCAGTAGTCAACCACATACTGATCAGTTATCTTGCGGACTGCCAACGCGTGGAGATCCGAAACCAGAAGGTGCTGGGCGATGATTCCGCATTCCGCTCAGGTGCCCAGTTCGACCTGGACATTGCGCAGCAGGATTGTGAGCCTACTGGCATGATCTTGAAATCCGAGAAATGTGAGGTGTCTGAAGACCCTGGCGACTTCAAGTTGCTAGGCACAAAGTATCGAGATGGTCATGTCTTCCGCGAGACGGAAGAGTGGTTTAAGTTAGCTCTCTATCCTGAGTCAAGCGTGTTAACGCTTGACATGTCGTTCACTCGACTAATCGGCCTGTGGATCGGTGGAGCCATGTGGGACCGTCGTTTCTGTGAGTACATGGAGTTCTATCAAAGGAGCTATCCTGTACCTGAGGAGGGTTGGTTTTCCAAAGACCAGAAACGATGGCTTGAGGTTATCTACTCAGGCAAAGCACCAAGAGGTTGGACTACCAAGAAGAGTCTCTTTTGGCGCTCAATCTTCTACGCCTACGGCTAGGAGTG